CCGAAGGTGATCACGCCCCTAGCACTGTAATTACGTATCGCTAAGGAGAGAAGATGGAAGAAGTCATGATGGCGGGTCAGGAAACTAGCCCTAATGCGCCCCCTGCTCCTGTTGAATTTGAGATGCCTGAGAAATTTCAGGGAAAATCCGCCGAAGATATCGCCAAAGCATATGTAGAACTAGAATCTTTACATGGTAAGAAGCAAGAACTTGTCGAACCTCCTCAGGAGCCTCAGGAGAATACCGACAAACCTCCTGAAACACCACCCGCTGAAGATCGTTTTGTTGTAGGTGGTTATGATTTCACTGACTATGCCCAAGAATTCAATGACAGGGGACAGCTCAGTGAAGAGAGTTATGAGAAGATAACTGAAGAATACGGTTTTTCTAAGGAAATCGTAGACACATACATTGCTGGCCAACAGGCCCGCTCTCAGAATAGTGATGCGTCTTTAGAAAAAGATGTTCTGGATCATGCAGGAGGTCAAGAAGAATTCAATAAAGTGGCTGCCTGGGCAAAACAAAACTCTCCCGATCTTGTGTCCGCTTATCAAGCGACCTTAGCCACCAGAAACGCTACTGCCATCAAGTTGGCTTACGATGCTATCAAAGAATCTTATACTAAAGATGTTGGTGGTGATCCTAAATTAACCTTTGGTAAAGGCAGGCCTGGCACTGTTAAAGCCTTCAGGTCTACCGAAGAGGTTGTGGCCGCTATGCGTGATCCTCGCTATAAAAATGATCCCGCTTATAGAGCAGATGTGGCGGCCAGAATTGCCGCCGCTGATGTCTAGGAGATTCTATGATTGATTGGATGCTTAATAACGGTGTAGATTTGGTCGTCTACTTGTTTATTGTGAAGATGGTTGCTTCTTTAATTGTGGCAATAACACCCACACCTAATGACGATAAATTATTTGGTAAATTCTACCACTATGTTCTGGAAATTTTAGCAGGAATTTGGTCTGCTAAATCCAAAGAACTCCCCTCTAACTGGGATATCCTCAAAGAGGATAGACCTAACTAACCACTCGCCTTATAGCCCTCAGTGTCCTCTACCCGCCTTTTCTACCAAGCCCATTGCGATGGACAACTTGTGTTGTGCATGGCTGTGTATGGATTCATTCGGGCTGGCACCTATCCCTTAATCCTACCTAATTCCTTTTCTGGAGACATAAATGGCTTCTGATACCGATCTGACTTATAGCCAGCTTGGTGTAATCAACAATACCTCTGATGGCTCTTGGGCGCAGGATAACACCCTTTTCTTAAAGGTTTTCTCAGGTGAGGTTTTAACCGCCTTTGAGGAAACTAATGTGATGAAAGACCGCCATCGTGTGCGGGTGATCTCTCATGGTAAAAGCGCCCAATTCCCGGTTAGCTGGAAAGCGTCCGCCCGTTATCATACTCCGGGCACTGCCATCCTCGGTAACAACCAGACTGAGCGTAACGAGCGCACCATCAACATTGACGATCTTTTGATCGCCGATGAAGTGATCTACGATCTGGATGAGATGAAGAACCACTATGACGTGCGTTCTGAGATTTCTCGTCAACTTGGTGCTGCCCTTGCCCGCACCTACGATAAAAATACTATGCAGGTGGTCGCCTTGGCCGCTCGTGCTTCCGGCAACACCACCAGTTCTCCTGGTGGCAGCGAAGTAACCAATGCAAGTTGTAAAACAGATGCTGAAGTCTTAGCTTCGTGTATTTTCTCGTCTGGTCAGGCCCTTGATGAAAACGATGTTCCGGCTGATGGTCGCCACTGTTTGGTCAAACCTGCTCAGTACAACATGCTTGCCCAATCCACTAAGGTGATTAACAAAGACTGGGATGGTTCCGGGTCATATTCCAGAGGAACTGTCCACATGATTGACAGCATCCCTCTGGTCAAGACCAACAACCTTCCCACGACCGACTTGAGCGGCACTGTTGTGACTGGTGAACACAACACCTACTACAGCAACTTCTCTAACATTGGCGCTCTGGTGTTTCACGAGTCCGCCATCGGCACCGTACAGCTCATGGGTCTTGTGACTCAAATGACTTCCAGCGACTTTAAAGTCGTCTACCAAGGCACCTTGCTGGTGGCTAAATATGCACTGGGACACGGCATCTTACGTCCTGAATGTGCTGTTGAAATTACTAACACCGCCACTTCTGGTCTGTAAAATTTAATAAGGGGGTCCCTTCAGGGGGCCTCCTTTTTTTTAAGGATAAACATGGCCATCGTCCCCGCTTTAACTACCGAATTAGACGCTTGTAATATGATCATTGCCATTTTGGGTGAGGCCCCTTTCAACAGCCTTGAAGGAGATCTTACACAGGACATGGTGGCCGCTCGTCAAATTCTGACCGAAGTATCAAGAGAAGTACAAGACAGGAGTTGGAACTTCAATACTGAAGAAGACTTCCCGATGCGGCCCAATACCGGTGGTGAGATTATTTTTCCTGTCAATGTTCTTAGCTTTGAACCATCTGAATACAAACACCCCACTTTAAAAGCGGCTATGCGCGGTTCCAAACTCTATGACAAAGAAAATCACACTTATATATTCAGTAAAACCGTATACGGGAAAATAGTCTGGATGCTCTCTTTTGATGAAATTCCAGAGGTAGCCCGTAAATATATAACAGTAAGAGCGGCCAGAATATTCCAAACACGCCATGTGGGATCTGAAGAACTGTACCAATTTCATGAGCAAGATGAAGTAATGGCACATGGGGCACTTCTGGATCGTGAAGGAGATGTTGGCGGTCATAATATTCTAAATCCGTTTAAGAATTTGATGAGGTAAGAATGGGCGGACTGATATCTACTACAATCCCCTCTTTAATAAACGGTGTATCCCAACAACCCGCCACTCTTCGTCTCCGTTCTCAAGGAGAATCTCAAGTAAATTACTTTGATTCAGTGGTTGAAGGTAAAAAGAAGCGCCCCGCTACACACCACATAGCCAAGCTTTATACAGGAAATATCGGCAACGCTTTTTGTCATTTACAGAACAGAGACGTGAATGAACGATATATAACCATCATTACTGACAGTGATCTTAAAGTTTATGACCTAGACACAGGACAGCAAAAGACTGTCAATTTCCCGGATGGTAAATCGTATCTCAATTCTTCTAATCCTAAACAAGACTTTGCAGTTTGTAGTGTTGCTGATTGGACTTTCATTGTCAACAAAAGCACATCCGTAGCAAAAACAAGCAGCCTGTCTCCTAGCAGAGGGGTGGAAGCTATTGTATTTGTTAAACAAGCTAACTATGAGACAGATTACAAAATTTTTATAAATGGTGCTGAAAAGGCCACATTCACTACAGGAGATAGTGGACCACTAAAAACCACGAACATCGTTACTGATCTTGTTTCTGATTTAACCACAAATCTCGGAACCGGGTGGACTATAGACGATTCACAATCCACCATTCACATTGCAAAAGATGATGGTTCCGATTTTGAAATCAAAGTAGAAGACTCCAAGGGCAACACTCAGATGAAGCTGGCTAAAGGCCAGATACAAAGATTCTCTGATCTTCCAACTATTGCACCCACAGGTTTCGTTGTCAAAGTGGTGGGAGACAGGACCTCTAACTTTGATGATTACTACGTAAAGTTTAAACCCAACAACAATTCAGCCGATTTCGATGAGGGTGTGTGGGTCGAAACAGTCAAACCAGGCATACCCTGGGAAATAGACGGGGCCACCATGCCTCACGCACTCATACGTGAAGCTGACGGCACTTTCAGTTTTGAAGAATTATCTTGGGGTAAGCGTGAATGTGGTGATGAAGATAGTGCGCCTGACCCCACATTTGTTGGAACAACCATTAACGATGTGTTCTTCTTCGATAACCGCCTGGGCATCTTAGCCGATGAAAACGTGATCTTTAGTCAATCTGCTGAATTCTTTGATTTCTATCCTTCTACAGTTACAACTTTGGTGGATTCAGATAGAATAGACGCAGCCGCCTCCGATACTAAGGTCAGTATCCTTCAACACGCCATCCCATGGGATGAGCGAGTTCTATTCTTCAGTGATCAAACACAATTCATTCTAAAAAAGGATGAAGATCTAACACCGAATACTGGTAGACCTAAAGTTCTCACACGTTTCCAATCTTCAACGGCGTGTAAGCCCACTGCAACAGGCAATAATGTTTTTTTCGCAATTAATAGGGGTGAATTCAGCGGCATCCAAGAATACTATGTGGCCCCTGAAACTGAGGTACAAGATGCGGCAGATATAACCTCACATGTCCCTGAGTATATTCCCAAGAATGTCCACAAAATGGCATGTACCTCCAACGAGAACATGTTGGTGGTTTTGAGTAGTGATGATCCAGCAACTATTTACGTCTACAAATTTTTCTGGTCAGGTGAAGAAAAACTTCAAAGTTCCTGGTCTAAATGGACATTCAATCATGGAGAAATTTTAGATGTAAACTTCATAGAATCTACGATGTATCTGGTGATCCAATATGAAGACGGTGTTTATCTGGAACGTATGTATCTAGCTCCAGACCATGTTGATCCTGATGAGCCTATAGAATATCTTCTAGACCGTAAAGTA